CTATATCGATTAATTATCCTTTCTTTTTTAGTCCTATTCAAGACGGTATGGATAGGCCAAAATCCGAGCTTGCATATAGAGTTCCAGCTTCTAAGTTTACTAGAAAGAAGATTACAACAAACGAAAAGCTAGAAGACTTAGAAGGATTAGATACGACTATAGATTGGAAAAATACAGGTGACAATAGCTATGACGGTGAAAAACTAAAGCTTTTAGTACACGATGAAAGTGGTAAGTGGGAAAGACCCGATAATATATTAAACAACTGGAGGGTTACAAAAACATGCTTACGATTAGGTAGTAGAATTATAGGTAAGTGTATGATGGGCTCAACATCAAACTCATTAGACAAAGGTGGAGAAAACTTTAAAAAATTATACAACGCATCAGACGTTACTAAAAGAAACAGAAATGGACAAACAGCGTCTGGATTATATTCTCTTTTTATCCCAATGGAGTGGAACTACGAAGGATTTATTGACGAGCACGGAAGCCCAGTCTTCAATACTCCAGATCATGATGTCTTTGACCCCCATGGAGAGTTAATAGATATAGGTGTTGTAGACAGTTGGCAAAATGAAGCTGACGGTTTAAGAGACGATCAAGACGCTTTAAACGAATTTTACAGACAGTTTCCAAGAACTACCGAGCATGCGTTTAGAGATGAAACAAAAAATAGTATATTTAACTTAGTAAAAATATATGAACAAATAGATTACAACGAAGAAACAAGGAAAGGATTAAGTAAAGGTAATTTTCAATGGGTTAATGGGGTAAAAGACTCTAAAGTTATTTTTTATCCAGATCCAAAAGGTAGGTTTGAAGTAAGTTGGATCCCACCATCAAACTTACAAAACAAAATTGCTGTAAAAAACGGTAGTAAATATCCAGGTAATGAACACATGGGGGCGTTTGGTTGTGACTCATATGATATATCAGGTACAGTAGATGGTAAAGGCTCTAAAGGTGCTTTGCATGGGTTAACAAAGTTTAGCATGGAAGATGCGCCGCCAAACCATTTTTTCTTAGAATATATAGCAAGACCACAAACAGCAGAGATATTCTTTGAAGATGTTTTAATGGCATTAGTTTTTTACGGCATGCCTATACTTGCAGAAAACAATAAACCTCGTCTATTATATTATTTAAGAAGAAGAGGTTACAGAGGTTATAGCATGAACAGGCCAGATAAAATATGGAATAAACTATCTGTAGCAGAAAAAGAAATAGGTGGTATACCTAACTCAAGTGAAGATATAAAGCAGGCTCACGCAGCAGCTATTGAAATGTATATACAAGGCCACGTAGGTCAGATGCAAACAGGTGGTTATGGTAGTATGTACTTTAACAAAACATTAAATGATTGGGCTAGGTTTGATATAAATAAAAGAACAGCATTTGATGCTGCAATAAGCTCAGGTCTAGCTATAATGGCTTGCAATAGAAATTTATACAAACCAAACCCTAATATAGAAAAACCAAAATTAAACATAAACATATCCAAGTTTTCTAACTCTGGAAATTTATCACAAATAATAAAACAATAATATGGCAGAGTCTGCGATAAAAAGTTATTTCCCAAGCCAAGTGGTTAGCGATGCTGAAAAGTTGAGTTACGACTACGGATTAAAAGTTGCTAAAGCTATTGAAACAGAATGGTTTTACAATGATTCTAATCAAACAAGGTATACTACAAACAAAAACAATTTTCATAATCTAAGATTATATGCTAGAGGCGAACAATCAATTAAAAAGTATAAAGACGAATTATCTATAAATGGTGACTTGTCATATCTTAATTTAGACTGGACGCCAGTACCAATTATACCTAAGTTTGTTGATATTGTTGTTAATGGTTTAGCAGATAGAACTTATGATATAAAAGCTTACTCTCAAGACCCACACGGCGTTAAGCAAAGAACTGAGTATATGCAATCAATAATGAGAGATATAGAAGTGAAATCATTAGATGAATATATTGCTCAAAATTTAGGTTTAGACTTAAGAGATAACCAAGGAGAAGATGTTCCAGAAAACGAACAAGAGTTAAGTTTGCACATGCAGTTGAATTATAAACAATCTGTAGAAATTGCAGAAGAGCAAGCTTTAAAAGTTTTAATGGAAGGTAATAAGTATGAGTTAACTAAAAAACGTTTTTATTACGATCTTACTGTTTTAGGTGTTGGCGCTGTAAAAACAGGTTTTAACACATCTGAAGGCGTTACTATAAATTACGTTGATCCAGCTGACTTAGTTTATTCATATACTGAATCTCCTTATTTTGATGATGTTTATTATGTTGGTGAAATAAAATCAATACCTGTAAACGAACTTGTAAAACAGTTTCCTCATTTAACACCAGAAGAGCTAGAAGATATTGTAAACAACAAAAACTACACTAACGCTAACCATTACGGTCAAGGAACAACTCACTACAGAGAAGTAGATAGAAACAAAGTTCACGTTTTATATTTTGATTATAAAACTTATATGAACGAAGTTTATAAAGTAAAAGAAACAGGTAGTGGCGCTGAAAAAGCTATAGAAAAAGACGATTCTTTTAATCCACCAGAAAACAAAGAAGGTACTTTTACAAAAATACAAAGAAACGTAGAAGTTTTATACGAAGGTGCTGTAATACTAGGTAGTAACAAGCTTCTTAAATGGGAACTAGCTTCTAACATGATAAGGCCTAAGAGTGATTTTACAAAAGTAATGATGAATTACTCTATTGTTGCCCCACGTATGTACAAAGGAAAAATAGAAAGTTTAGTAAGACGTATTACTGGGTTTGCAGATATGATACAGCTAACACATTTAAAACTACAACAAGTGTTATCGCGTATGGTACCTGATGGTGTTTATTTAGACGCTGATGGTTTAGCTGAAATAGATTTGGGTAATGGTACAAACTATAATCCACAAGAAGCTTTAAACATGTTCTTTCAAACAGGATCTGTTATAGGTAGATCAATGACATCTGAAGGTGATATGAACCCAGGTAAAGTTCCTATACAAGAAATAACAAGTGGTAGTGGTGGAAATAAATTACAAGCACTTATAGGTAATTATAACTACTATTTACAAATGATAAGAGATACTACCGGGCTTAATGAAGCTAGAGATGGTAGTTCACCTGATAGAAATGCTTTAGTAGGTGTACAGAAATTAGCAGCTGCTAACTCTAACACAGCAACAAGACATATATTACAAGCAGGTTTGTTTTTAACTTCACAAACAGCAGAGTGTTTATCTTTAAGAATATCTGATATTATAGAGTACTCACCAACTAAAGATGCTTTTATACAAGCTATTGGAGCGCACAATGTTGCCACGCTTGAAGAAATGTCTAACTTACATTTGTATGACTTTGGTATATTTATAGAGTTATCGCCTGATGAAGAAGAAAAAGGTATGTTAGAAAATAATATACAAGTTGCACTTGCTCAACAAAATATAGAGCTTGAAGATGCTATTGACATTAGAGATATTAAAAATATTAAACTTGCTAATCAATTACTTAAAATACGTAGAAAAAAGAAAATAGCAAGAGACCAACAGTTAGCACAACAAAACATACAGGCTCAAGCAGAGGCAAATGCACAAACACAACAAGTAGCTGCTCAAGCAGAAATTCAAAAAAACCAAGCAATAACAGAGTCAAAAGCTTCTTTAGCAAATATTGAAATGAATCTTGAAATACAAAAACTTCAAGCAGAAGTTCAAATGAAAAAAGAATTAATGGCTGAAGAGTTCCAATACAATATGCAGCTTAAGCAAATGGAAACTCAAAACGTTAGTTCAAAGGAAAAAGAAAAAGAAGATCGTAAAGATCAAAGAACAAAAATACAAGCTACACAACAAAGTGAGCTTATAGATCAAAGAAAAAATGAAAAACCACCTAAAAACTTTGAGTCTGCAGGTAATGATACTATAGGTGGCGGATTTGATTTAGGTGCATTTGATCCTAGATAACAATTATTAATTATTATTATATTATATTATGGAAGAAAACGTAGAAAACGTAGTTGAAGAAACTACACAGCAAACTGAACAACCAGTTGAAGAAACTAAAAAACCAAACACTAATGAAGACGGCGATTACGTTGTTGATTTAAGTAAACCAAAAGAAGATGAAAATAAAGAAAATAACTCTAACAACGAGAGAGTGGCTGGAGTCGATGAAAATGCCGATGCCACAAAAGAACAAAAGGAAGTACAACCGGAAGCTGAAACACAAAAAACTCCAGTACTAGAAGAAATTACTGAAGAAGAGGTTAAAGAGCAAGTAGATGATCTAGCTGAACAAGCTCAAGAAGCTATGTTAGAAGCTCAAGAAACTGGAAAAGCAATACCTGAAAACTTACAAAAAGTTGTAGATTTTATGGAAGAAACTGGTGGTACATTAGAAGATTATGTTCGTCTTAATCAAGATTTTTCTGATTACGATGATAAAACAATACTTAAAGAGTACTACAAACAAACAAAATCTCATTTAAACAACGAAGAAATAGACTTTCTAATGGACGATTCGTTTTCATATGACGAAGAGGTTGATGAAGAAAGAGAAGTTAAAAAGAAAAAAATAGCGTTAAAAGAGCAAGTTGCCAGCGCTAAAGCCTACCTAGACGGGCAAAAGTCTAAATACTATGAAGAAATCAAAGCTGGGTCAAAGCTGACTCAAGATCAACAAAAAGCTGTAGATTTTTTTAATAGATATAACAAAGAATCAGAGGAAAACAAAAAAGTTGTAGAACAACAAACTGAAGCTTTTAAATCACAAACAAACAATGTATTTAATAATAACTTTAAAGGTTTTGAATATAATGTTGGTGATAAAAAATATAGGTTTAATGTTAAGAACACAAACGATGTAAAAGAATCACAAAGCGATATTAATAATTTTGTCAAAAAGTTTTTGAATAAAAATAATGAAATGTCAGATGCTAGTGGTTATCACAAAGGTTTGTTTACAGCTATGAATCCTGATGCTGTTGCAAAACATTTTTACGAGCAAGGTAAAGCCGATGCTTTAAAAAATAGTATTGCTAAAGCTAAAAACGTCAACATGAATCCAAGACAATCTTTTGGTGAAGTTAAAGATGGCGGTTTAAAGTTTAAAGTATTAGGTGAAAATTCTAACGATTTTAAGTTTAAAATTAAAAACAATAAATAACTAATTTAAAATTACAAAATTATGGCAATTACTGCAGGAGCTAATTTGAATTTAACGCCACTTCCACAGAAGTATGCTGATAGTTCAAATTATATCGATTTTACTGCGTCAGGTACAAACTGGACGCAACAATACTTACCTGAACTTATGGAGAAAGAAGCAGAAGTTTTTGGTAAAAGAACAATTTCAGGTTTTTTAGCTCAAATAGGAGCTGAAGAAGCTATGACAGCTGACCAAGTAGTTTGGTCTGAGCAAGGTAGATTACACCTAGCTTATAATGGTGCAACAGCAGCAACAGCTGAAACTATTACTATATCTTCTGATATTGATGGAAGAGGTGGAGGAGCTCATGGTATCAGAGTTAGTGATACAATATTAATATCTAGTGCAGTTAAAACAGTTAATGCAATTGTTGAAGCTGTTTCAGGTTCAGATATTACTGTTGGTCTTTATGACAACGGTGATTTAACTACTGTTATAGGTGGTTCAACTACTGTTACTGTACTTGTTTATGGTACTGAATATGGAAAAGGACAATCTTACAAGTCAGACGCTTCTACAGGTGCTGATACAAGAAAAGCTCTTGAGCCTCAATTCCAAACTCATACTAACAAGCCTATGATTCTTAAAGATTACTACGAAATCAACGGATCTGACGTTAGTCAAATTGGTTGGGTTGAAGTAACAACTGAAGAAGGTCAAGGAGGTTACTTATGGTACTTAAAAGCTGCATCAGAAACTAAAATGCGTTTTACTGATTACTTAGAAATGGCTATGTTAGAATCTGTTAAAGGTACTAACTTAGGTTCTGGTAACACTGAAGACATGATTAACGGAGCTGGCGAAGCTTTTGGTACACAAGGTTTATTTGATGCTATAGCAAAAAGAGGTAATACTACTTCTGGAGTTAATGGTTTATTACCAGGAACTGACCTAGAAGAGTTTGACCAAATTTTAGCTGAGTTCGATAAGCAAGGTGCTATTGAAGAAAACATGATGTTCTTAGACAGAAACACTAGTTTAAACATAGATGATATGTTAGCTGGTATGAATTCTTATGGTTCTGGTGGTACTTCTTACGGAGTATTCAACAACCAAGAGGATATGGCTTTGAATTTAGGTTTTTCTGGTTTCAGACGTGGATCTTACGATTTCTACAAGTCTGACTTCAGATATTTAAATGACAAAGGTACTAGAGGAGGTTTATTAGATACTGTTACAAACATTAGAGGTGTCATCATTCCAGCTGGTACTTCTACAGTTTATGATGGAACTTTAGGTAAAAATCTTACTAGACCATTTTTACATGTTAGATATAGAGCTTCACAAACTGATGACAGAAGACTAAAGTCTTGGGTTACTGGTTCTGTTGGCGCTGCTACATCTGCTTTAGATGCAATGCAAGTACACTATTTATCTGAAAGATGTTTAGTTACTCAAGGTGCTAACAATTTCATGTTAATGAAGTAAGCATTTATTATTAAAAAGAGTCGAGGCTTCGGCCTCGGCCCTTTTATTTTATTAATTTTATTATATATTATATTATGGCAAAAAAACAAAAAGAAGTGGCTGTTGAGCAGTCGCAGGTTGTAGAACAACCAAAAAGAGTTGAACCAACAAACAAAAAGTCAAACGACGGTTGGGAAATAAAGGATAGACTTTATTACTTAGCAAATAACGAATCACCAGTAAGTAGAAGTATAAGATCTTCTGGAGTTATGTGGTTTGACGAAGAAAAAGGATATGAAAGAGAGTTAAAACATACTCACAATCAAAAAACAATTTTTGTTGATGAAATGGTTGGAGATCAAAGGTTAGCTCATATTGTTTTTAGAAACGGAGTTTTACAAGTTCCAAAAAACAAACAACCTTTACAAAAACTATTAAGCTTATATCACCCACACAAAGATGTCTTGTACCATGAGTACATGCCAGTTAAAGAAGCTGAAGATGAAATGCAAATTTTAGAAATGGAAGCTGACGCTTTAATTACAGCAAGAGATCTTGATATAGACTTGGCAGAAGCTATTATGAGAGTAGAAATAGGTTCTAAAGTTACAGAGCTGAGCTCTAAGGAGTTAAAAAGAGATTTGCTTGTGTTTGCTAAAAAAAGTCCTAAACTGTTCTTAGAATTAGTTAGTGATGACAATGTTCAGTTAAGAAACTTTGGTATTAGATCAGTTGAACTTGGAATTATTAAATTATCTCAAGATCAAAGAGATTTTTACTGGGCTTCAAACAATAGAAAACTAATGACAGTTCCTTTTGATGAGCATCCATACACTGCTTTAGCACA